CCGGTGCCCCAGAATTGCTGGTGTTAAGCGACCAGTTCCCTTTTTACCTGTCAAAATAATTTACAGTTTAAAGGGCGGTTAATCAGGAAAGTTTTCATCCCATCCCCTCTACACTATACTGTATCATGCCTTGTGGGATATCATATAGGCGACGGTAATTTATGGAGAGATATCTTAAAGCGTCTACGATGTGCGTAGCCCAATTATCTAAAGGCTTTGACTTGTAGCATGCTCTAGCATCGTCATACTCTCTTTGGTACTCCCGAATGGCTCTAACACCCATCTGGCAATTTACTTTATCAATCATGATGTTTGGGAAGACATAGCGTATAGCTTCAATACCATCTTCAAAGTTTACTTTGTGTGTCACCTGAAAGTTCCATCCTGCTTTTCTAGCTTGCATTAAGCGTGACTCGGTATGTTCCCATCCTTGATGTTCTTGCTTTACGTCATGAGGCATAAAATGGTTTCCCCACTTGCAACCTATGCTTTGTCTAATACGTTCTGCTGCATCAAGATAATACTTAAGCGGTTGTCCTGAGTCATGAAGTAGATGAAGTAACTTAATACGGTTTCCTTCAATCTGAAACAACCATCCTGCAGTTGCGTCTGTGCCTCCTAAATCCCAAGCACTATGCAATGGCAAACTTGGATTTGCTTTGAGCGTGGTTAGTCTTCCCTCTCTTTCCATCTCGGACATTTCACGGGTAAAGTATGCGCCTAAGTTTCCTATCTCGAATGACACCATGAATTCTTGTTCGACCATTTCTTTAGACATGCCCATCTTTTTGGCTTCTTCGATTTGTTCGGGGGTAATTACAGGCGTGCCATCTGTCTTCTTAGTTTCCTTAACCGATAAATGTTGCACTAAGTACCTAGGGTTTTCCCTAACCGTATCGAATACATCCCATCCATGATTCTTGCCCCTAGGTGTAAACTGTAATACTTCAAGCCCACCATTCTCAATCAAAATAGGATTTAGATATTGTCTTGCTAATGGATTATGCAAGCTAAATTCAGAATATATAATGCTAACTGGATTTGTTCCCATCATTCCGTTAAAATTGTTACTGCCCCCAAAAATAAGTCGGCTTCCATTTATAAGGCGCATCTCCATACGTGCGTCATTCTTATACTCGATTAAGCATTCAGGTATATAAGAAATAAATGGTTTTCCGGTGTGGTCCAGGCCTGACCATACGACTTCCCTTGCTTGTTTTTGTAGGGGCAATAGATATATATGCGTGCCAACCCTCATAAGGCTTCGCAAGAGCAACGCTTGTATTGAAATGGTATCTTTGCCAGCCCTTCTATGAATAACGCTACAAACGTTCCTATCTTCCTTTATAGCTTTTAAGAAATCCATCTGGTAATGACGTGGTTCTAATATGTAGGGAACTTTTATATACATTATGATTTCATATATTTTTCAATTAAAGCAATACCTGCATCGGTGCCTATAGCCCAATCTGCAAGATAACCATTAGCATTCATTTGGTCAATAAAAGCTTGTTGTCTTTTGATATGCTCTTCTTGTGCTTTAGTAAACTTCCAGCCATCTTTTTTAATTTCCATAAATAGACCTGGATAAGTGGCCGTAGGAAGAGCAAAAAATAGATCGCTTGCCCCAACACGAAAGCCAAGGCGAGGCAAAAGAATGTTTGTTGAACGTGACCTGTTGCCCTCATTATGTATTTTGATAACACTGCTGTATAACCTTGGATGCGCAAGTTTGCAGTATTCTAATATGTTTATTGTTGTTCTGTCTTCTGGTTTAATCTTAAATTTTTTCTGCTGAGATGTCCGTAGTCGCACAATGAGTCCCTGTATTGAAATGAGAGCTACCAGCAAGTCTAACTGCCAGCCAATACTCGTAGGCTACTATTGGGTTTACTAGGTTGTCAATTAATCCGCTATAGAAAATGCTATCAATTGTGCGCCTGGAATACTTACCTGGGCATGAGTACATAAAATCGTGCAAGATGGCTGGAGAGATAGTTTCACTGTCTGTAGGCGAGTGAATAAACCATAATGCACGAGGTATGGAGGCCAAATCAGTCTCGAACCCTGCTGGCACAACAACAACATCTTCATTAACCATTGCAACTAAGGGATTACAGAGCTTAAATGAATTATTTGTTGTTGGCTCTAAACAAGGTTTTTTTGGAAAATCAACATTACTTTCTGGAGAACAGGACATTATAAAAGTAAATAGAAGTGTAAGTAAAGTGAGTGTTGTATAAGCTTTGATATTCATAATTGGCCCCAAGGATAAGGAGAACTCGAGGCCGTCACAAGTAATATACAAGTTATACACTTGTATACAGTACTATCTAGAGTGATACTACTTGCAGCCCTTGCCACTGCGTCCTTTACCTTTTTTTTTCATTTTCATCTTCATTTGTAGTCGCCTGTAAAATATCTACCATTTCAATTTCGCATAGAAAATATATTACGTCTATAACCCTTTCCAATAATTTTAACATCTGTTTGCATTGTTATCCAAATCGCATGACTAACTAGAATGAATATAAACCAGTATGCTTCTTTTTTTGTTATAATAGAATTATAATCGTAACAAATCATGAAATATATCTCCCAATAATTTCATAGTTAAAAAAAATCCCCAATCAAGGGGATGTTATTTTTTCTTTTTCTTTTTCGATTTACCTGCTGACGCAAGACTTGCTGCCACTGCTTGTTTCTGTGGATAGCCTTCTTTCATCATTTTAGAAATATTGCTGCTGATTGTTTTTTTGCTTTTACCTTTTTTCAATGGCATTTTATTTCCCCTTTTTTCTTTCTGCTCTCATGTTATCAATTAAATTTGGCCACTTTCTTCCTGCTTTCTTTGCCATAGCCTTAGCACTAGATTTTTGTTTAGGAGTTAGCTTCTTTGGTTTGCCTAAGCTTTTAGGTCTTGGTTTATCCCAGATAGGTTTCTTCATGTTAGCAATCCCATTTTTTTAAAGCTTTGTTGATACGACTGTTAGGGTCTTTAGCAGTTTTAGCAGAGGTAAGTTTCTTCTTCATGCCTTCCATCCTACTACAGAAACTTTTTCGTCTAGCTGCTGCCTTAGGTGACTTCTTTGCTTGCTCTGCACTTACTGGGGCTTGAAGGTTGCCACCTGTTGCACGATTGTACTTAGCCCTCCCGGCTGCTGTTAAACCTCCGGAAGGATTCTTATCTTTCTTGGTCATTACAACAGATGGTTTCTTTTTCATGATGGCCACACTATTTGAGGTAAAGATGCGATATATTCATCTTCATTTGGAATACTGCCACCTGCATCAATTGACATGTACTCAATGTATATGCGTTCCCAAACTTGGTCACGCCATGCAACAAACGCTTGTGCCTCTGTTTGCCATTGTGTGTTAGATGAGTTTACATAGCTAACAATGCTTTGTGAGTCACTGTATCCACGGCTTTGAGCTGTGCTATTCAATAAAGCTGATACCTTGGTATCAATGTCTTTTTTAAATGTCTCAACGTCAAATTGTCGTTGATATTGAGGAATCTCAGCTTCAAGTTCTTCAGTAGTTGGCTCAGGTACATTTGGCACATCCCAGTATTTTATTAATATTGGACCAGGAATCGTATCTTGACCAAACATGATATGCATTAATTCAACCATGCCAGGGTATTTTATTTTACAAACATCAACAATATTCATTATCTCACTCTCCTTGCGATAATTTGGCCTTGATAAGACCCAGCCCCTGTAAAGGCAGGACTAACAACTAAATATATTGTTGTATTTGTGTTTACAGAAAATCTTCTTGTTGGTGCTACACCAAAAGCAACATATTGAGCTCCCACTGAATAAATACCAGAGCAATAAGCTTCTGCTGGTAAAGTTGCAGAGGTGGTATTTACTGCCGTTAAGCACGTATAAGATGCGCCTCCACCACCAACGACTGAGGACCCAGACACATCCCAATCTCCAGGCGTAAGCGTTATACTTGTAGCATTGAAATTAACGCCATTAGTAATACCGCCTGTGTAGGTTGTAACCGCTGAGGCTATGGTTTCACCAACACTACCTGCTGCTGCATCATTATTTGTTGTAGTACCAATTATACCTGATGTAGTGCTAAAGGTTATTTGTGAAAGTGTTGGTGCTGTATTTAAAACAACGCTTCCTGTGCCGGTGCTAGTTGTTACGCCTGTACCACCATCAGCCACGGGCACTGGCAAAGTAATTGGTTGTGGATTTACAAAACCTTGTGACATTCTATACTCCTTCTTTATTTGTATTACAAAATACAAATTGTCTATTTTTATTAATAGTTGCTATGGCATAATCTTTAATAATAATTCCAAACACGAACTAATCCACCAGAGCCTGCCCCTCCATCACGATTTGTAGATGTGTCTCTATATCCACCCCCACCACCACTACCATATCCTGTTCCAATTGTTCCAGTGCCACCAGCAACGCCTCTTCGCCCACCTGACCCATATTGTGAATTTGCACCACCAGCACCAGTTGAGAAAACAGCATAAGTGCTATCTCCGCCACGACCGCCATATTGACCAGAAATATTAATATCTCCGCCTGTAGCACTACCAGGAGCATTTATACTTGTAGAACCATTTACAAAACCTCCAGTTCCGCCTGTGCATGATACATGAGAACCAAAAGATGAAGTACCACCATTGCCACCAGCCCCTCCTGAACCAGCACTTCCACCTGCTCCAACTGTGACTGTTTCTGTAGTAATTGCAGTAACGTCAATTAATTTTTGAGCAAATGCACCACCTGCTCCACCAGTTCCCAATGTATTATCTGTTGTAGCTGCACCACCGCCACCACCGCCCCCAAGACATTCTACAAATATTTTGGTGCAATTTGATGGGCGACTCCAAGTTGAGCTTGAAGTATATGTATTAATTGAAATTAAACCGCCAAAAACTGGCGTTGCAAAACCTTGTGACATAATATTCCCCTCACGAATTTTCCACGCCAAAAATATTAAAACTTAATGTCGCAAGCGTATTGTATACTCGTACAACATCACCGGCTCCAAGGGTAATCCCGATTGTGGTTGCAAACGTGTTGTTACCAGGTATTGCAATATCGTAGTATAAATACTGAGCTGCCGTATCAGCTGCACCATTTACAGCCACACTAACCCTAAAACTGGTTGCTGTGGCAGATTGATTTGCCACTGTAATTGTTGAAACTGTTGCTGTTGTCAAAGCAGGTACAGTATAAGCTGCCGTTAAAGTTGCAGCACTTGGTTTAGATTGACCCAAAATCTTGTAAGTTACCGCCATGTTTTAATCTCCTTTGGTTAACCAAATTCTTTTCTGAGTTGATTCATCATATACCCATGTTTTGCCTTTATATCTTTGGCTTTGTATAACTTTAGTTGAATCCTTCATTGGAATCCCTTTATTCCATGGCGTTTTACCTTTTTTTTCATTGCCATGATGAATGTTATGGCATTTAGAGCAAAGAGTTTCGCCATTGCTAATTTCAAATCTTAACTCTGGGTGGGTATGCCATTCTTTAATATGATGCACTACTAATTTCGATTGCGAATCACATTTTATACACTTGTATTCGTCTTTTTCTAAAACGGATTTTCTCCAATTAAGATGCAATGCTCTTCCTCTTTCAATAGAATAAGTTTTCGTTACTCTTCTTCTAGAGTTTCTGCAATCTTTGCATTCTCTGCGGTAATTTAAATATCCGTTTTTGTTCATAAAAGAATGAAATTCATCAATATTTTTTTCTATATTACAAAATTTACAAATTCTCATATATTCATCTCCTAAAAATAATATTGTCCCATTTTTAGTAGCCATTTGGAATATATGATTATTTGTAAAAATGTTCATAAACTATCCACCCATGAGCATAAATGAAAAAGCTGCATCAGCACCGCCAGCAGCAGCGTTTTGAAAACTTGGCAATGCGCCAGCACCGTTACTTGTTAAAACTTGTCCAGCGGTCCCAACAGATGCAACGCTTTGATAAGCACCTGTCGAAGTCGTTCCACCGCAAATCACTGCATAGGCTGTAGCTGTAGTTCTACCTGAACCTCCTGAGCCAACAGGCAATGCATTTGCAAGTGTTGTGACACCGGCATTACTAATGCTTAAAGCTGTGACAGGAATCAACGCGCCATCAGGTGTAACCATCAGTTCTAGTTTACCTGGAGCTGAGCCATCGGCCAGTGTTCCAGTACTATCAGCACTAAAACGAATTTGACCAAAGATGCCATAGTAACTATTTAACCAGCCAGTCGCATACATGCTATACAATGGCATGTTTGCGGTGACAGTAGCGTGAGCAGAAGTATTAGAATTACTTCTAGCTGAAATCTGCAATGGCTCCTGTGTGGTTGAATGCTTATGAATTGTAACCATCGCAGGCGCAGTATTGCCAATGTCATTGACTCTAAATCTGGAATTAAATGCCACGCCATCGATTAGAATATTACCTACCTCAAGACCAGGGTCTCCAACATCAACATGACCGGTTCCATTTGGCTCTAAGTATAAATTGCCATTGGTTGTAATAGTACTGATTGTGTCCGTATTAATATTAATATCATTAATTGTTACGTTAGTCATGGTGGGAGCTGTATCACCAACAAACTTTCCAGTACCCGTTTGACCTGCTAGACTTGTATTTACTGCATTATTAGTTGCCATATTGATTCCTTATGCTACAGTGATTGCGCCCTGAGGCCCACCTAGGCATGTCCAAGTAGTGTTAGCCGTTGTACATAGTAATTCTATACTATCGTACCGATTTGTAGATTCAACATATCCACCAGCACCTACAGTTGATGCAGTTGACCCGACCTGTATTTGTTGACCTGCGCCCTGTGCTATTCTCCAGCCACCAGCACCTTTACCAACAATATTAATTACTGTTCCAAAAGCTGCTACAGCCGGGAGGGTTAGCGTAACTAATCCGGCATTGTTTGTTACATAGCCTTGGTCTGGCGCCATTATTTGACTTGCGCCTGTGATTTCATTCCAGCCAATACCAGAGCCTGTGCCACTTAAAGTTATAGTGCCTGCCCCTACTGCTACACTGATACCGCTTGTTCCGGTAATTGTTCCAACAACTGGAGTTGCGCCTGTAGAGCCGATTAATATCTGCCCATTTGTCATTGAACTAGTCCAAGCAGGAACGCCAGACGCATTAGTCACCAAAGTTGCACTATTAGCAGTTGCTAAATCTGTGACTGTGTTAGTAGCAGAGCTATAAAGTAGACGATTTGCAGTTGTTGTTGATGGGTATGTGGCTGTTGTAAATGTGTAAATCGAGCCATTGCTTTGTGCTAATGTGCCGTTCGCACCAATAGTCGTAGCGCCTGTTCCACCATAACCTATTGCAATTGTTGTGCCTTGCCATGTGCCAGAGGCAATTGTGCCGACACTTGTAATATTACCTTGAACTGCGGTTGGTAGAGTAGAGCTAATGCTTGGAACTCCTCCAGCACTAGTAATCAATACGCCATTATTAGCAGTTGCTAAACCAGAAACCGCAGAGCCTGTTGTTGCATAATAAGCTAATTCGTTTGCTGTACCAGGATTAACAACACCACCAGCAGAACTTGAAATTTGTATTGTTCCAGCTCCAGGCGTAACAGTGATTGAGCCTGCGCCTGTAATGCTTCCAACAACTGGAGTTGCACCAGTAGAACCAATAACCAATTGTCCGTTTGTCATGCTACCAGTAAAAGCCGGGACACCTGTTGAACTTGTTACGAGTGTTGCGCTATTTGCTGTAGTAATTCCACCAATTACATTGTTAGCAGAACTATAAAGAATCTGATTAATCGTAGTCGTGGCAGGATATGTCGCAGTTGTCGCTACCCAGTTTGTGCCGTCAGCTCTAAGAATGGTTCCTGTAGCCGTTGCAGTGCTTGGGTAGGTAGCTGTTGTAAATGTATACTTAGTACCATCTGACTGGGCTAATGTGCCATTTGCACCTACAGTCGTATTTCCAGTACCTCCATACGCTACACCTATTGTGTTTCCTTGCCATGTGCCACCAGTTATAACTCCAATATTGGAAATATTAAATCCATTAGCATCAACATTACCCCCAAACGTCATTGTTCCTGGTAATTGCAATGCACTTGATAAACTAAATACTGGATTACCTGTGCCGGTTCCATTCGTTACGTTAATCTGGTTTGCTGTGCCTTGTAAGGTTCGTGTACTTACAACTCCAGTTCCAGTAACGCTAGACATAAACCCAGTTGCTAAGGGACTTAAGGCTTGCTGATTAGGCAATTCACCACTTGGAATCCATGGTGTTTGTAGTATATATGTTGCATCACTTGGGCCTAATCCACCACTACTTGGAAACGTGATTGGCACAATTTCAGTGTTTGCAGAATTCTTTTTCCATCCTTCATTAGCACCTAGAATTGGCAAATAAATGTCACCACCAAGACCTGTCATTGAACTGCCCAAATTAGGCGTTGCAGACACGTTATAGTGTGGTGCTACTTGCTGATTGTATAACTGTGCTTGCTGGTCGACCAAGGTTAAAATTCCAACGTCCTGATTTAACATGCTAGGTGTAAAGTTTGTGTTGGTATAAAGATTTAATCTATCTGCCGGTGTGTCTCTAGTAATGGTAATTACATCATTTAATGCTCGACCAACCAGAAATGTAACTTCAACAATTTCAGAGCCTCCAACAAAAGCCACTGTATAATTTGCAGAGCTTACAAGTTGTGTAAGGTCATCTGGTGTTTGCGCTGAGGTTCTAGCATAAACAACCACGTCACTCGCTGCATTGGCTGTCCAGTTTGTGGTAAATACTGTCTGCCCAGCGGTAGCAGTAATCTGTGTTTTTGGTATTACATCATTAATTGTAACTTGAGTTGACATGGTTATTCCTCATATAGTGATGCCATAAATGACCAAGGTTCAGCTTCACTTCTTTTTTCGGGTAAGGATGTATGTTTTAATATATCACCTAATGGTCTTCTAAGTAAAAGGTGAGAGTTTACAATTGGCAATAATCCAAGAAGAGATTTTAAATCACCTTGTGTTAAATCTCCTTTTGATAAATGATGTATAACTCTAGCTCCAGTTTCTGCATAACCAAAAATTGGGCTAAATTGACCAATCCCTCTTCTATCTCTAAATCGCTCTGTACCAACATCTGGGAATACACCTAAAAAATTATTTAACTCAACTGCATATTGCCAATATGGCCCAGCAAGCATACCAGAGTCCATTAATGATTTTAGTGTTTCATTGT